AGGTGAACAGGTCGATGAGGAACGTCCGAATACTCATTACTTCTTCACCTCCGCCTTCGCCTCGGCCTTCTTCACCGACGCCGTGGCCTGGTCGAACTGGCACGCGGCAAGGTCGATCCCGGCGCGCTTGCAAGCGCCCTCGAAGACCTTCTGCGCGTCGGCCTGGATGTCTTTCTTCTGGCTCTCGAGCAGCGCCAGCTTGAGTTGCGCGTTTTCGAGGGCGAGCTTTTCCTCGTTGGTGAGCGGAGTCTGCCCGAGGGCAAGCGCCGCAATGGTCAGTGTCAGTGTGATGGTACGCATAAAATCATTGGGCCTTTGCGGCATCAAACATCGCCTTACGCGCGGCTGCGATAGCGGCTTCGCGGGCTTTGAGATCGTCGATCAGCGGCTTGAGTTGAGAGGAGGGATACAGCGGCGCCAGTTCCTTCGCCTTCTCAATGACCAGGGCGCGGACGTACAGCGCGGCGTTCGCAAACTTCGCGCGGCAGTTGACCTTATTACCGTCGCCGTCCAGGTCGCATGCCTGTTCTGCCGCGATGGACTGCTGCAAAATCTGCAAGCCGGCTGCGGCTGGTGGGCCAGTGATGGCAGATTCATGCTTCGTCCCGTCTGGCATTGTGACTACAATGCGAAGCGCGGACTTATCTTGGGCAAGCGCGAACGCCGCTAGGGTCAGGGTCAGTAGAGTGGTACGCATAAGTCGTTTAGCAGGTGCCGCCGGTCTTGATGCCGCCGCTGAAAATCAGCGTGCATGTGCCGGTTCCGGCCGCATCTCGGACGGTGATAGTGTCGGTATCGCCAAAGTTTCCGTTGGGCGCAACCACGCCGCCGTAAACATAAACGTCGCCGACGTGAGCGTTTCTCCAACGGAAACTAGAGCCGCCTAGGTCATAGGTGGCAGTCGAACCGGGCGAAATGCTGCCGCTGATCGAACCGCCTGAAGTTGTGAAGCAGGTTGGACACGAGATGGTTCCCGTTGTCGTGATTGTGCCGCCGCTGATCGGGGAGGACGTGGCAATTGACGTTACGCCGCTCGTGCCGCACGTCTGCCAGGAAGCATTACCGCTTGCGTCGGACTTCAGGCAATAGCCGTTTACCGCGCCTGAGGAAAACTTAATAGCCCCCGAGGCGTCCAGCGCCTGCGTCCAAACAGTAGACCAGCGCTTAGCGGATTCGCCAAGTTCCGCGCCTCCGTTAGTGGCCGGGTCGATGGCAGATTGAACCGTGCCTACGCCGATGAAGGTTGTCCACGGTGCCGCCAACGTGCCGAGCGTGTTAGACGATGCCGGAACGATGTTCCCCGTTACGGTGCCGCTGATGTTCAAATTCGTAATCCACGCGGTAGCAAACCGCGAAGCCGTAGCGCCTAACTCACGCGTGCCGCTGGTTCCGCCAGGGTAGATATCGCCGTGCAGCGTCATGCGAGAAATGGCAATGTCCCAGGTCTGCGCCGCGCTGCCAGCCGGATTAAACAGGGTCAGTACGTTCGAAGATGGACTCTGCCAATAGAAGAAATTAGAGCCGGTTCCATCGACGTGGACCTCTAGTTTCCGAGACGCCGAATAGGAGGTAGAGCTACCGATGGAGCGAAACCCGACATCAGCGACAACCGCATTTGTCGAGAACGTCTTCGCCCCGCTGATCGTCTGGGTGGTGCCGAGCGTCACGCGATCATTCAACTGCGTCTGAATCGCCGCAGTCACGCCGTCCAGATACCCCAGTTCCGTTGTGGAAATCGACGTGTTCAGCGTGCCGGTAAACGACAGGTTCCCCGCCACAGCCAACCCCGCCGCCGTCACGACCACGGAAGCCGTCCGTGAAGCCGCGCCGTTCGCCGTCGTCTCGAAGCGCAACTCCGTGCCCTGCGCTGATCCCGGCGTCCAGTTCTGCGTGGCGAATGCCGTGATGTTCGCGCCGTTGTAATTACTGCCGCCTGTCCTTAACCCGAAGGCATAAAACGCAAGCCGGTCGCCCGATGCCGGAGCGGTCTCAATAGCCGCCTGGATGCCCGCGCCGCCCGATGGCGAAGGCGTGCCGGAGTTGTGGATGCGGAGGCCGTTCACGTCCGCAGCACGGCTGAACAGCGTCGCCGCGGTCAGGTCCGTCGAGCCGACTGCGACGGCCCCCGCAAAGGTCGAGGTGTTACCGAACGTCGCCGCGCCGGTAGCGCGAAACGTGCCGGATACGTCGAGCTTCGTGGACGGAGATGTACACCCGACGCAGACCGAGCCACCAGAATTCACCAGAGCGATGTCCCGCCAAGCCACACCCTGCGAAAGTGCATTGATGGAAAAGTACGGCGTCGCGGCTGAAGCAACGAACGCCAGAAATGCACCTTGGCCGGGGGCTCCGGTGTCTCCGTTTCCGATGTGGAGCGTCGTATCGGCGGTATTCGTCCCGCTGTAAACCTTCGCAGTGGCTCCGATCACTTCGAGCGCGTGCGCTGGAGTCGACGTATTGATGCCCAGGGAGCCCGCCACGGTCGCGCCTGATGCGCGGGCAACTACCGATGCTGTCCGCGTCGCCGCGCCGTTGGCGGTGGTTTCCAAGCGCAGTTCGGTGCCTTGCGCCGAACCAAGCGTCCAGTTTTCGGTCGTGAAGGCAGTCACCGACGCGCCGTTGTAGCGGGTGCCGGAGACGAAGCTGCCGAAGCTGTAGAACGCGAGCCGATGCCCGCTGGAAGGCGTCGATTCCATCGCCGCCTGAATCCCAGCGCCAGCCGTGCTCGATGACGTTCCACTGTTGTGGATGGCGAGGACGTTGACGTTGGAAGTTCGCGCCAGCAGACGAGCGATTGATGTCGTCGTGTCGCCAATTGCGACGTCTCCGGTGTTGTAGTAGAGGTCGCTCCCGCTCACCACCCACGGCGACGTAGCAGGCGTGGCCCAGTCGCCGCTGCCGTCCGTGCCGGTGGCTGTCCAGACTTGGCCGATGGTGGAGGAGGTTCCGAGCTTGACCGTTCCAGCGGCGTCGAGATTGTAAGTCCACGATGAAGACCAGCGCCGCCCGGAGGCGCCGCTGGTGCCGCCATTGTCCACCTGAGGGCGAACAAATGAAGTGGCCTCGACTCCGCCAACCCAAAGCCGGTTCCAGTCATCGCCCGATGCGCCGAGGGATGCAATGCCGCTGGGAAGCAGGGTGAGGCTTTCGGAGGCGTCGAGCAGGTTGATAAAGGCAGTAGACCAACGCGATCCCGTCGCCCCAAGCGCCGGAAGCGTCGTGTCCGTCACCGCATCGCCCGCGCCCGTCGAGCGGAGCGAGGGGATCAGGTCGGTGAACAGGTTCGTTCGGTTCGCGGCGGTGCCGGACTCCGCGCGACTCACCACGGCCCAGCGAGAACCGGCAGGATCACGGTGCGTCAGGATAGCGTTCCCGGCCATAGAGGCCGCGCCTGCTACGTCCCAGAACTGACCGCCGCCCGACGTGTCCGAGATCTCGAGCTTCCGCGTGTTGTCGATGCGCGAGAAGATCACACTCGGCCGCGTTCCGGTCTCCCCAATGGCGTGGGTGTTGTCCGTCCCAAACCGTAGATCGCCCGAGAGCGTCGTGACGCCCGCAACGGCAAGCGTGCTCGCCAACGTCACCGCTCCCACCGCGCGGAACGTCCCGGCCACGTTCAGCCGGAACGATGTGTCAATCGCGCCCACGCCCACGACACCTTCACGCGGCTGTAGAAGCAACTGATTATTGACGCTCCCGTAGGCGTACGTCGTTGGGTCCGTCTGCCCGTCAAGCATCGTCTGGATGCCCATCTGGTTATCGGCAATTCGATAGATCACGAGCCGATCAGAGCCGGAGACGCCGAAATACTTAAAGCCTTCGACTTCTTGGTTGGTCGTCGTCAGGACCGCGCCCACACCAGGGCAGGCCGCGAAAGACAACACTCCCGCCGTGGTGCCTGTAAGGCAGTGGCCGTTCGATGCGGGCGCGGCGGTGGGCAGCGTGAGGGTGTAGGAGGCGGTGGCGGTGTTCGGAGCCTTCAGCACCACTGCCTTCCCGTCCGCCCGCGTCGTGTCGAATTCGATCTGCCCGACAGCGGTTCCGTCCGTCGTCGGGATGATGCGGATCTGGCCGATTTTGAACTGACCGAGCAACGATAACGGCAGTAGCGCCGCGATGATGATTGTCCGCATTAATCCACCCCCACCGCAGGCGTCACGCACCGCAGAAAATCGCCGTTTCGCATAGTCATGAACTCGAAAATGTTGATCGCGTTGGCTTCGCCGTCAAGCGCAATCGCGCCAGTCCCGGCGAACTTCGTACCCCAGGCGACATTGCGGCCGGCTGTTCCGTCAGAAGTGAAAATCAGCATGAACCGCGTGCCAGGGGTCACGGCGTCGGAACCGAAAACTACATCGGCAATGGTCGTTGTCGCCCGGTTAAGTACGATTTCCTGGACCAAACCGTTGGCGAGATCGAGCGTGAGGCTGGCAGCTCCGGCCACCAGATAGATGCCGTTCGACGTACTCGACGGAGCCGCAGGCGTCAGAACTCCGCCCGATATAACGCCGCTCGACGTCCCGCCGCCGATCATGGCTTTCCAGTACTCCTGGATGCCAATGATGGATGTTCCACTGATAGCCCGCACGCGCGCCTTGAGATACTGGCCTGCAACGTCCGTCAGGTAGACTTCATTTACGAGGTACGTGGCCGAACTCACACCGCGCGGAGTGTTCGCTACGGTTTGCAGTTGCCCAGGCCTGACGGTCGCGCAAAGTGGTTCAACGATCTGGTCTGTCTCATACTCCACCTCGACAACCGGATTCTTCCGCGCCGCAATGACAGCCTCAGCCGCAAGCAACGCTTGGACCTGCCCGATCTCCCGCTCAGCGTAACGCTCATACCGTCCGCTGCCGCCGTCTTCTTGCGTGATCGTCGCCGTGATGTCGCTGGAGTCTTCCGCCGTCACTACGTCGGCCCCGAGTTTTTGATAGACGACGGTAAGCGTGTTGCCGCTGGTCAGCACGTCGCCCGCCGCGTCTTGCCGGATCTTGGTTGACGCGAACTCCCAGTACCACTCGCGGTCCGTGTCGGCCAGGAATTGCCCGATCTCGGCAACCTGCCCGTCTACGCTGATACTGACGATCTGCGCCAGCCGGTGCGCGAGTGTGAACGTCCGCGCAGATCCGTCGCCCGCGAACGATTCCGTCTCGCTGACGATCTGGTTCCAAGGCACCCGGGTGAGGATCGCGTTTACCTTGTCTTCCCGGGTGCGGCGGATTCGCAGTGAGCGATAGTTGCCGCTGGTCGTGGAGACGTTGAACGGCGCGTTGGCAAACGTGCGCGGCTTGAAGTACAGTTCCCGCTCCTCGTCCATCCACACAGCGAAGCCGCATAGTTGGGCGAGTTCGTTGATCGCTTCCATAACGCTGGTGTTGGCGTCGAACGTCACCACGTCAAGCACCGCGCCCGCGTCCACGTTCGCGGTGCCGATGCCCTCATTTGAGGCGTAGTTCGTGACGAGGTCTACCACGACGTCGCCCGCGCGAGTGGTGAGCAGGACCTGGTCCAGCGTGCCGTCGTCCAGGATGTTTACCGCACTGCCGCCGCTCGTCAGGGATAGCTGGAGCGTGCTCCCGGATGCGCCGATGACAAAGTACTCGATGGTTGCATCGAGCCCGTCGCAAAGCGTTCCCTGCGCGTGCGCCTTTACACGTACCCGGTCCCCGTTGCTACGGCCGTGCGCCGATACCGTCGTCAGCGTGTCCGTTGCCGGATTGGCCGTAAAAAGAAAGGTGCCGTCGTAGTGCGCCGGAAGAGACGTGCTCGGGTCGTAGCAGCGCCGCCGATCCAAGCGCTGCTCCCAAGTGATGCCCCGGATATCATAAAACGCGCCTGCGGCTGAGCCCGCCTCAGTGATCGAAACCTCGGATACCTCATCGACCGAACCGGCCCATAGCTTCGTCCCTCCGTCCCAAAGCTCAATCTCTTGGCCTTGCTCGGGCCGATAGGAGCCGCTAGTCGAGATCACGCGGACATTGAAAGATCCACGCTGCCCGGCTGTCGCCGCAATGTTCAGCGAGTAGTGAGCGATTTCGCGGATAGCGCCGTCGATGTAGACGTCTAGGCTCACTTCGGGATGACTCCAAGTTGCTTGAGTTCGCGGGTGATCGCTTCGAGCATCTGGCGCGGGTCGCCGCCGTTGACGTTGATGGTCACCGAGGCCGCGCCGCCACCGGCAACGCTCATCTGGCGCGTCTCCATGCGGATCAGCGAGTCCCAGATGTCTTTCAGCTTCGGCAAGTACTCGTTGTTTTTTTCGAGCAGGTGTAGCAGGTGGATCTGTGAGAACCGAACTTCCTTTTCGATCAGGTCCAGCGTCTTATTCATCCCGGCCATCTGGAAATTGCCGATGACTCCAGACACCAGCGAGCCGATGCTGGTAACCATGCCGAGGATGCCGCCCGACGCAGCGGACACGGCAGAGCCTACGCCACCTTGAGCGCCGCCACCGCCCGACGCGCCACCGCCACCGGAGCCGCCGAGGATGCCGCCAATCTTCGCGCCCACGCCGCCAAGCTTCGTCAGTAGCTTGCCCAGCAGCTTGATGCCTTCGTTGACCGCGAACTCGATGCCGGTCCGCAGAAGCCCATCAACCGCCGCGTTGCCAACCTTCCGCATCGCTTCACCGATACTCTCCGTCCCACGGATGATGTTGACCACGGCGCGGCTGAAGTCGGTCTGGATCGTGGAGACTTGGCGGGATACGCTGGTCCGGACGTTCTTCCAGGCGTCGGATGCACCCCGCGCGGTCTGCCGGATGATTTCGAGATTGCGCTGGGAGGAGCGGGCGGCGTCAGCAGAGTTGAGCGTCGCGCCTGCGCCTGTCGGGTCGCCTGTAACGATCATCTGGCCCAGCGCCAAATTCCGCGCCGCTTGGGTAGCAGTCTGAATGTCGCCGATGGCCATCATGGCCCGTTCGGCTGCGAAGTCGAACGAATCAGCCACTTCGACCATTGCGGGGCGAACACCGCCAACGCCGTCGATGAACTTCAGGTACTCTTGGCCGAGCGATTCCGTAGCACGTTGCAAGTCAATCGTGCTGACCTTGCCATCCTTGAAGGCTTGCTCGATGACGCTGAGGGCCTGCCGAGCGCGCGCGAATCCGCCGATGGCGTCGGAGGTATTGGAGACTCCGAGGCGCGTGAAGGCTTGCGCTAGTTGATCGACCGCTTCTTTGGCCGCAGTGATTGCTGGCTTCAGTTTGCCATTGGCCGCGCCGTGCTTATCCGTCGCCGCCGTCGCCTCGTCCAGTTTGCCGCGGACGCGCCCGAGTTGGCTTTCCAGTTCACCGCGCCTAAGAATGGCCTCGTTCTCGTTGACGGCAGCTTTCAGGCTGGTAGACAGGTTCGACCGAATCGCCTCGTCCATTGCGCGGGATTCGCCGTTCCACTTCCGCAGCGCGTCGGCCGCAGACTCGTAGACCTTGGCGAAGGCAAAGATCGGCGAGAGCATTCGGGCCAGCGTTTCGGCCTGTTTGGCAATGGTCTGCAGATATCCCTGGACCTTGCTGAACACTGGCAGGAGCGCGATGAACACGTCGCGGGACATGGCCCAAGCCGAACGAAACTTATCGGTGATCCCGAAGGCATAATCGGCCTCTTTCCAGAGATCCATTACGGCTTTGGCCAAGCGGGTAACGTCTTCATAGGTCCGCATGGCGATAGCCAGGTAGCCCATCGCCGTGCCGAGGGCATTCGCCGCCGTGCCGGTCAGGCCAAACGATCCCTTCAGTCGGTTCATCGCTTGGATGATCGCCGCGCCCTTCTCGATGACGGTCCCGATACCGACAACTGCCAGAGGAAGAGCCGTTGCGAACGCAGTCACGCCAATGGCAGCGTTCTGCGTGGCTGGCTGCAACTGGCCAAATTCCTTTGCGAGTTCCTTGGCCTTCTCGACGGCTGGATTAATGAACTCGCTCAGCAGCCGCTGGCCGATCGGCAGCAACGACTTGCCGAACTCCGCCGCCGTCTCGAACGCAGACTGCTTCAGATTCTCTAGTGCGTTCGCAAACGTATCCCCGGAGCGCTCTGCTTTGGCCAACTCCGCCACAATGATGTCAATGAACTGCTTCGAGCTAATCCCAAGCCGCTCGAACGTCTTCGCGGGGTCGCCCAGCGAGTCCGGCCCGAACTTCTCGCGCATGATCGCCGCGATTTGCGGGATACGCTCGATGATGGGGTCGAGATTTTCCTTGGTGACCTTCCCAACGGCGGAAAGTTGGGACAGTTGCCGGATCACCTCCTTGAAGTCTTCCTTTCCGCCGCCAACCGTCGCCAGGGCGTTCCCTAGTTCCATCATGATCTTGCGGGACTCGTCGGCACTGCTGCCGAGTGTCTGGAGCCGGATGGAACCCTGTACAGCTTCCTGGAGGCCTAGGCCGGGGAGCTTTGAGACGACCTTCAGCCGCTCCAATTCCTTCCCAGCCGCCGCCGAAGATTTCATCGTCGCGGTGAGGCCCTTTTCAAGCTTCTCCATGTCGGCCGCAGCAGAGAGAGCACCCGCGCCCGCCGCGATCAGCGGAGCGCTGAAGCCGATGGAAAGGGCTTGTCCAGCCTGCGACATCGAAGATCCGAACCGCTGGATCTTGCCCAGGCTGGCGTTCAGCTTTTTATCGAAGTCGTCGGTAGATGCGCCGATGCGAACGATGAGATTAGACAGTACACCCATTAGCGTTTAGCCTTTGCCTGCTGCATTGCCTTTTCTTGTTCGTCGGCCTTGATCTTCAGATAAGCGGCCCACTCAGCGAACTCAGACGACGGCATTTCGTCGAGTAGCCGACATACGGGCATGTGGAGGATTTCGGCGAGCGCAAAGGCGAACCTGCGCTCGCCCTCTAGTTTTTTTCGAGGTCCTTTGCGGCGTCCTCGGTCATGCCGGAAAGCTTCAGGATCTCCGTAACAACGCGATCCAGCACCGCGCCCGACTTCTGCAACAGCGCGTCCTGGTGCGCGGGCTCGAAGACCTTCGCGCCGGTCTCGTCCGTCAGCGTGGCAATCACCAGACGCACCACGGCGAGCGCTGGCGTCTTCTTGGCGTCCTCGCCAAACTTCACCCGCTCGGCCGCCGTGATTTCACGGATGCCCACCGTCACGCCCCATTCGGGGACTTCCACCGTCGCCGTCTTGAGTGGTACGGCGAGGATTCTATCTGCAATGCTCATGAGTCTCCTTAACTTGCTGCGTAGTCCAAAATGCCGTGGACGGAAAACTGGACATTCTGCTTGATGGTTTCGCCCACGCCGCTGGTCGTGCCTTGGCTCGACAGCATCGCGCCGAACACATAGCGATCAGCGCCGCTCACGTTGAGGTAGCAGGCAATGACGAAATAGCGCGTGCCGTTGGTGAAGAAATACTCGTCCTCGTAGAACCGCTGAAACGAACACGTCGCGTCACGCATGACGCATGTGCGCTCTTTCCACGAGTCTCCAAATGTCTGCGTTTCCTCAAGCATCGGTTGAACGTCAAGCGTCCACTCGAAGCCCTGAGCGGCCTGGGCCAGCGTCAGATACTCGCCGGTCACGGTGATGGTGCCCGCTGGCGTGTAGTCGCCGAAGTCAATCTTCCCCGTCCCAAAGGCCACCTGATAGCGGCTGGTCGGGACCGTTGCCACTCCATCCAAAACGGTGAATGCGACGTTGGGGTTGATCGCCCGCTTTGCTGCGTCGGTGATCTGATAGACACCAGAGCCGAGCGAGGTGGTGGCCTCGCCCGTCATGCTGGTGCCCGAAACACTGGCGATGTAAATGTCGGCGTTACGCCCTGCGAGTACGGCCATGGTGCCTCCTTAGGCGTAGGTCAACGCGCCGGTCCCGGTCACGGTGTAGTTGACCGTAATCAGCCCGTTCTCGGCAGCGGCGATGGACGCCTGAACGAATGCCGTACCGCTGTAATAGTTCGTCCCGTCGATGTAGAACCGCGCGGCTACGGTCGTGCCGCCAAGGAAGGCGGTCTGCAAAGCGACGTGCCCGTTGGTGTCCGTGTCATCAAACCGGCCAGACGCCGAACCGCTCCATTCGCGGATGGTTGCCGTCTGCTCCTTCCAGACGTCTCCAAAGGCTTGGGTTTCCTCAAGGCCGGTCGAAACGTCCAGGGTCCAGTTGTCAATCTCTGCCACTACGTTCGTGCTAAGCCGGAAAGAACCGGCATTTCCTACCATGATTGCCATAAGGCCTCCTAGATGTCGTGGATAAAGTCGAACTCCAGCACGGTGGCGTAGAGCTTGGAATCGGTTTCGAGGGCGTCTTCGTACTCGTTGCGTCGCCCGTTCAGGTGGGTGCTTTTCACGCCGAGGCCGGAGGCATCAGCGATGTATTGCTCTTGGCCGATGATCGCCGCGTAGACTAAGTCCGCGAGGTCGTCGGATGCCTTCGGGTTGCCCTGCGCCATGCAGTAGAGCGACACCGGGCGGCGCGTTGCGGTCGGAATCTGCCGGCCGATGGAGTGGAACGGCTGATCGTCCATCGTCTCGATGATGATGGCCGGATACTTCGTCACTCGCCCCTGATCGGCGTGGGCATCAAAGACGCGATCGGCCACGACGGTTACCACGTCGGGGACGGTTTGCAGGTAGCGGAAGAGAGCCTGATAGATTCTCATGCGGCCCTCGCGATGGCGTCGAACGCGGCTTTAACGCGCTGCTCCAGGAGTCGCTTGATCCGCAACCGCTGCGATTTGATCGCAGATTGAAAGAACGGATTTGGCCGGCTACCGGGATGCAGGATCTTGGTCCGCACCTGATCGCCAACGCGCGCAAGCCATTGGAACGCCCGCGCCGCGATCCGCATTTTCTTTCCAGCGATCGCGTGGGGCTTCGTGCCGAACTCGACCAGATGCGCGTGGGGCGCGGCATCTTTGAGCGTGAAGGCGAAGGCCTGCAGGAAGTTCTTGTATTTGCGCCCAGAGGCGGCCCTGAGCGATTTCCGCAACCCGCCCGGCTGATACGTCTT